TTTGTTTGATAAAGGTCAAGTAGAAATGCCTATCATACTAAAAACAAGTCAAGGACTGTGGTTAATAGGTGGCAAAACACGATTGGGCACAGCAAATTATGTTAAAGGATTACCTGCTAAAGTTTGGCTGATAGGTGGCAAGCAAGGTGTGGCGGAGGCTGAAACTGATTATCAACGTCGTCGCCAACGTGAGCGTGATGTAGATGCTGGCAAGCCTGTAAAACCACAGCCAAAGAATCCACAGAATGATTACTTTGCTCGTCGCAAGAAAGAAAAAGAACAAGGTGTAGATGAAAGTTGGAAGTCAGCATTGGGAGGCGCAGCCCTGGCAGGCTCAATGGCCATGGGCGGTGGCGCTGCACAAGCACAAAATGCTCCTTCTGGCGAAGATTTCTTGCCAGCTATTGTTGCCCATGTTACTTTCAAAGTCAATGGGAACACAGTTACAAAAGACATTAACTTGGGGACCAGTTTTAAATCTCCAGGGCAAGCATCGGCGGCGCTTGAAAAGTTCCTAAAAGAAAAAGGTATAAAATTCTACGAGTTTAATCTTGAACGTGTGTCAGATACTGAATACAACAACAATTACTTAGATAAAACTCCGTTGTCAGACAAAGGCAACCCAGCCGCATATCACACAGCCGACAAAGGCTACACACCTTCAGATAACACAGCCGGAGACTACATGGTCAAAGAAGGTCCGGTTACTAAAAAACCACAACCATTCAATGATCCTAATTGGATCAAAAAATTACCCAAAGATCAATTAGACGCATTGGCTGGCAAAAGATATCCCAAAGATAAAAAGCCAACCAAGCCAGTGTCCGAAGTTAACTTAGGCGACTATCGCAAAAAGGCTGCTTTGTCCAAGGCCACAAGTCAAATGGATCGATTCTTTGGCCGTGATGATCCTGCCACAGTTTCTGCAGCCGATCAAAACATTGCCAAGCGAGAAAAAGGTCTGGCACGTGCAGATGCTAGAAGCAAACCATACATACCTCCCAAATTTGATGCTGAAAAACACCAGCGTGATTTGACAGCCAAATATCCCAACATTGATCAACTGGTGGCTGATGCTGAGCGGAATCGTGATCCCTATTATGACCGTGCCGAAGGCAGTGCTTACTATGCTGGCCGTGAAGCTGAACAACTATATCAACGACTCAAACAAATACAACGTGTGATTCAAGGCTTGAATGAATCACTGCAAAGAACTCAGCCTTAGGACCGAGTGGGCGGCTGCTGCCCAGATCAGTAACCATTCGCTACGGTGAACATCCAGAGTGAGCAAATTACTATTGACAAACTGAATTTCTGTGTTATACTTGTGTTTTAGGAGTATACATGGATACCAAAACATTCAACGGCGAACAAAAAATCAAACTCACCCAAATCATCAATGAAGGCATGGCTGTCATGCACGAGATTGACACCCTGCAAGGTGGCCTGACCGACACTATTAAAGCCATTGCAGAAGAATTAGAAATCAAACCAGCTGTGTTAAAAAAGGCCATTAGAGTAGCACACAAGGCCGAATTTGGCAAAACCAAACAAGATCAAGAACTGTTGGAAACAATTCTTGAAACAGTGGGTAAGACGCTATAAATATTGCTTTCAACAGCAACGAGTCGTTCACGTCACGAACATGTAGCAAGGCTTTACCGGCCACAAACGGAGAACAATGAGTTATATTGACGCACTATTTGATCGTGAGCACGATCGCATTCATGTTGTAGAACGCCGAGACGGCCGAAGGCAGTATCGAGAGTATCCTGCCAATTATGTGTTCTACTACGACGACCCCCGAGGTAAGTTTCAAAGCATCTATGGCACACCTGTGTCGAGATTCAGCACCCGCAACAACAAAGAGTTCCGCAAGGAAGTCAGAGCACACAGCGGGCGACAGATCTACGAATCGGATATCAATCCCATATTCCGTTGCTTTGAGGAAAACTACAAAGATCAAGACGCACCCACCTTGCACACAGCTTTTTTTGACATTGAAGTTGCGTTTGATCCAGTGCGTGGATTCTCGCCTGTGGAAGATCCTTTCAATCCCATCACTGCCATATCGGTATATTTGAATTGGTTGGAGCAACTTGTGACACTGGTGGTGGCACCGCGCCACATGAGTGCAGAGACTGCTCGTGAGATCTGTGCGGAGTTTGAGAATACCTTGTTGTTCGACAATGAAACAGAGATGCTGAAAACATTCCTGGATCTCATTGATGATGCAGACATCTTGTCAGGTTGGAACTCAGAGGGCTATGACATACCCTATACCATAAACCGTATCACCAGAGTGCTCAGCAAAGATGATACCAGACGTTTTTGTTTGTGGGGACAGTTTCCCAAGAAGCGCATGTTTGAACGCTTTGGTGCTGAGAATGAAACTTATGACTTGGTGGGTCGTGTGCATATGGATTACATGCAACTGTATCGCAAATACACTTATGAAGAGCGCCATAGTTATAGTCTGGATGCTATTGCTGAGTATGAACTAGGTGAGCGCAAGACACAGTTTGAAGGCACACTGGATCAACTATACAATCAACACTTCCGGACCTTTATTGTATACAACCGGCAAGATACCATGCTGTTGGACAAACTGGACAAGAAATTACGCTTTTTGGAACTGGCCAGCGAATTGGCACATGCTAATACAGTGCTGTTGGCCACCACAATGGGTGCTGTGGCTGTGACAGAACAGGCCATTATCAACGAAGCACATGAACGTGGCATGGTTGTGCCCAATCGGCAACAGCGACTCACAGACGAGGACACACAGGCCGCAGGTGCTTATGTGGCCTATCCCAAGAAAGGATTACATGAGTGGATTGGCTCAGTAGACATCAACAGTCTATATCCTTCAGCAATTCGTGCCTTGAACATGGGACCTGAAACCATTATAGGTCAACTGAGACCTGTAATGACTGATCGATACATCCGAGACAAAATGGCCAAGGGCGATTCATTTGCGGCTGCGTGGGAAGGCGTGTTTGCTAGTCTAGAATACACAGCGGTGATGGAACAGCAACGTGGCACAGAGATTACAATTGACTGGCAGTCAGGTGAGGAAAGTGTACACTCAGCCGCTGAAATTTGGTATATGCTATTTGATTCAAATCAACCTTGGATTTTATCAGCCAATGGCACAATATTCACCTACGAAAAGAAAGGCGTTATACCAGGCCTGCTGGAACGCTGGTATGCTGAACGCAAAGACTTGCAGGCCAAGAAGAAGGAGGCCAAAGATGCCAAAGAAATTGCCTTTTGGGACAAACGACAACTGGTCAAGAAGATTAACCTCAACAGTTTGTACGGTGCTATTCTTAATCCTGGTTGTAGGTTTTTTGATAAGCGAATTGGCCAATCAACTACCCTGACCGGTCGTAGCATTGCCAAACACATGGATGCATACTTGAATGAGTGCATCACAGGTGAATATGACCACGTTGGTAAGGCAGTGATTTATGGTGACACAGACTCCTGTTACTTCTCAGCATGGCCAGTGCTCAAACAAGAAGTTGCCGAAGGACGCATGGAATGGTCAAAGGAAATCTGTATTCAGTTATACGATTCGATTGCAGACCAAGTAAACGACTCATTCCCAGCATTCATGGAACGTGCTTTCCACTGCCCCAGAGACATGGGCGAGTTGATCAAGGCCGGACGTGAAACAGTGGCAGACCGTGGATTGTTCATCACAAAGAAACGCTATGCAGTCAACGCCATTGACATTGAAAACAAACGCTTGGATGTTAACGGTGCAATTGGCAAGACCAAAGCAACAGGACTAGACTTGAAACGAAGTGACACTCCTAAAGTTATTCAAGACTTCCTGTTGGAAATTCTAAATAGAGTGCTGTCTGGTGCCGAACGTGACGAAATCATTGAACGTGTGCGTGAGTTCAAGTATGAATTCAAAGAGCGACCGGGCTGGGAAAAAGGCTCACCCAAGCGTGTGAACAACTTGACCAAGTATGGCAAAGAAGAAGAACGCCTGGGCAAAGCCAACATGCCAGGGCATGTGCGAGCAGCATTGAATTGGAACAACTTGCGTAGAATGAACTCAGACAACTACAGTATGCAGGTGGTCGACGGCATGAAGACCATTGTGTGCAAACTCAGAAGCAATGCTCTTGGCTGGACATCAATTGGTTATCCCACAGACGAGATGCACTTGCCACAGTGGTTTAAGGAATTGCCATTTGACGACTCAGAAATGGAAGCCACTGTGGTGGATCAAAAGATTGATAACTTGTTGGGTGTGTTGGACTGGGACCTGGCAGCCGCCACCAACACAGAAAACACATTTACATCATTATTTTCTTTTGAATGAAGCTGAGTGAGATAGTCAAGTGTTTGAATTACTTAGATCAGACCAATCTAGATCTAGTATGCCGCGCGGCAATGAATCAATTTCAAGAGGTCAACCATGCCATTTCCAGTCCCACACTATACGTAGATACATTTTCCAATGACTTTAATCATTCTGTAAAAAGTGTGTCTGAAAATTTTGCCAACATACACCAAGCCGTTGACAATATCAAAAATGATCTTCGCAGGAAAATTTTTGAATTAGAACCAGAATATTACCAACAAAGTCAAAGTTTGTATGACGGAGAAAAACGCTATTACCCTTCAGAATATTTGTTGAATCGGCGTCTGGGCAATAACGATCAAGCACACAACATGCGATTTGTCAATGAAGAAAGTCGTGAATTTTTGCAACATCAACTGCTAAAACATTCAGACTGGCGACTGCCTGGTATGATCATACATCCGGGAGTGGAACAATTTATTGATTATTTGGTGGCATTGGATCCATTGTATCTGGTTGATCAGCGCGAAGAACTACTGGTTCCTGCCATGCAACGTTTTCCCGAAGCATATCAACGTCGACTGAGACCCTATGTGATTGATGACTATGCATATAAAGATGTGTTGTGGCAGTTGCCCAGCAATCAATTTGGTTTTGTATTTGCCTACAACTATTTCAACTACAAACCCATGAAGGTATTGTGCCAATATCTTGACAGCATTTACACCAAACTCAGACCTGGAGGCACAGTGCTGTTCACCTACAACGACTGTGATGTTGCACATGGAATTGCATTGGCCGAAGTTGGTGCCGCATGCTATACTCCTGCAAGAGCAATAAAAGCACATGCCGAATCTTTGGGTTTTGAAATTGTGTCTACTCATCGTGGACAAGTTGATGTGTCATGGATGGAATTGAAAAAGCCTGGAGAAATAACATCAATCAGAGGTGGCCAAAGCCTGGCCAAAATAGTTGCAACTTAGCAAAAAAATCTATATAATCATACAACATAGGAGTATACATGAGAGATTATCTTAAAGACCTGGTAGAACACACACACGATCTTGGCTGCATTGACTTGATCAAAATCACTGGTGACGACAAAAGCACAGCCATTGTGGGCGTGGCAGAAGATTTGAGCGTGGTGCTGGAAGGCGAATTCAAAAATCCACACGCAGACTTCATGGGCACATTTGGCATGCCCAACTTGAACAAGTTGAAAATCTTGTTGAACTTGCAAGAGTATAAAGAAAATGCCAAACTTGGCTTGACCAAAAAAGCCACAGGTGAGCCTGACGGTATTGAGTTTGAAAATGCTGGAGGAGACTTCCGCAACACATACCGGTTTATGTCAGCCAACGTGGTCAATGACAAACTCAAAACACCCAAGTTCAAAGGTGTCACATGGCACATTGAATTTGAGCCCACTGTGGCTGCCATCCAGCGACTGCGTATGCAAGCACAGGCCAATGCTGAAGAGCCCAACTTTCAGGCCAAAACTGAAAATGGTGACTTGAAGTTTTTCTTTGGTGATCACTCAACACACGCTGGTAACTTTGTGTTTCATGCAGGTGTGAATGGTCAGTTGAAACGTGCTTGGAGTTGGCCAGCCGTACAGTTCATGGCCATCATGGCCCTGACCGGAGACAAAACTATTCGCATCAGCGATGACGGTGCTGCCAAGATCACAGTGGATTCTGGTGTGGCTGTTTACAACTATATTTTACCCGCACAAAGCAAGTGAGCCAAGACAATCTAACTGCCAAGCAGAATGACTATGCTGTGTTCTTGCCTGCAATCTCAGGCTTCTACGCCACGTTCATTGGCAAGCAACGCAACGAACAGTATGTGGATCCTGCAAGATTTCCTGCAGGACTCACAGACATGGAACAAATGAACTGGCTCAACAGCCAAAAGGCCTTATTTCCATATCGTTGGAGCCTGTATTCAGGTGGTCATGCCAATTTAGATTTGACCAAACAAGACTGGTCAGAAGACATGGTTCGCAATCGTGAACCAGGCACGTTCATGCTGGGAGACTCGGGTGGATTCCAGATTGCCAAAGGCTTGTGGGAAGGCGACTGGAAGGCCAATTCAGGTTGTGCCAAGGCTGAAAAGAAACGCAGTGCTATTTTAAAATGGTTGGACACAATCAGCGACTATGGTATGATCCTTGATATTCCAACCTGGGTTATCCATGACAAGAAAGCATCAAAGGCCTGTGGTATCAAGACCTTACAAGAGGCTGTGGATGCCACCAAGTTCAACAATGAATACTTCATGGCGCATCGTCGAGGCAAAGCCAATGGTGGTGCCCGGTTCTTGAATGTGTTGCAAGGTGACAATCATACTTCAGCAGAAACATGGTATCAAACCATGAAAGAATACTGTGATCCAGTTAAGTATCCAGACACACATTTTGATGGCTGGGCCATGGGTGGTCAAAACATGTGTGATGTGCATTTGGTCCTGCGCAGATTGATTGCACTCAAATACGATGGCTTGCTACAAGAGGGTGTGCATGATTGGATGCACTTCTTGGGCACATCAAAGTTGGAATGGGCTGTGCTACTCACCGTGATTCAAAGAGCAGTTAGAAAATACGCTAATCCCGCATTTACTATCTCCTTTGATTGTGCCAGCCCATTCCTCGCCACAGCCAATGGACAGGTATACTTTGAAAACGTATACGAGCATGATTCAAAGTGGTCATATCGCATGGCTCCGTCAGCAGACGACAAAAAGTATGCTATAGACACACGTAAATGGTCAGATGGTGTGGTAGCAGATGGTGTGTATCCACGCTGGGAAGATTCGCCATTGAGCAGCCTGTTTACCATGAAGGACATTTGTATCTACCGGCCGGGCACTCCCAAGCCAGGAGTCGTAATTACAGAAGAAAACTTTCGAGATCCTGACTTGTATGATGTGCTGCCAGATGTCAACAAGAATGGCAAGTGGGGCAAGACATCATGGGATAGTTTTTCCTATGCATTGCTTATGGGTCACAATGTTTGGATGCACTTGACTGCTGTGCAAGAAGCCAACAGACGTTTTGATGCAGGTGAACATCCTGCCATGATGCGCCGTAGCACTGGTGACTATGCACTGTTTGAAGATATTGTAGAAGCCATCTTTGCCGCACCGACACGTGAGGAGTCAGAAGCCATTATTGAATACTATGATGACTACTGGATGGAGATTGTGGGCACACGTGGCTTCAAAGGCAAAAAGGCCAAGAACGCACGTACACAATTCAATGCACTGTTTGAATATGAGCAAACTGAGCAAGAAGATTTTGATACTGCCAACCTTGATCAGTTAGAAAGCAATCTGTAATGTCGTTGCTGGGGCATCACATGGACCGGGCGGCACAATATTGGTCTGATGATTTTGTTGCTCCTGTTCCGTATTACCTAGAAAAAAACAATAATGCTAAAAATTTAGTAATTTGTTATGGTGACAGCTGGACCTGGGGCGATCGTCTTGGTAATGCTGATGCCAGCAAACCTATCTCAGATGCAGAATCTAGATCTCAACACATCTATGCCAACCGGTTGTCTGAACAGTTAGAGGCCGATTTTGTCAACTGCGCTATCCCAGGAATTTTTAATTACTGGATACACGATCGTTTAAAAATTTTAGTCGAAAACGATATACAACGATTGTCCAACCAATATCAACAAATTTGGATAATAGTAACACTAACTGAAATATGTAGAGAATTTAAATTTCCTGCCTATATACAAGAATTTGCAACATTCTATAACATAAATTCAGGCAGCCACAAAGATATCTTAGTGCAGGCTGAAAAGTTTGATTTTTTAAAATTGCTAACCATATCACAACAACTGCCAGCTAATGTCAAGCTGATTGTGGGCCGTAATTTTACTGACACTTTTGAAGACAACAAAAATATTTTGCCAAACTTAATGCCGGTTACTTGGAGTAGACTGCTGTTTGAAAAACAGGGCATGACCGATGTTCCCAAAATTCCCATGATGAGCTTTGCTATTAAAAACTTTGATATTTTTATCCGAGAACAAAAGTTAGATTCCGCAGAATACAAACAATGGATGAGCGATGAAATTTTTCCAGAATCATTGAAAGTGCTTGACTTACTTGATAAAAGCATTTATAATAATAAAACTGGATCGAAGCATCCCACACAACAGGGGCATGCTTTGTGGGCAGACTACATTTACAATTACATATATGAATAGACCAGATCACGAAAACGTTGCCTTTTTTGTAGGAACCGAAGTAGAACGCACACCTGCATTTGGCATGAAGACGCTGTTTGTTGTGGGCATTCAGCCCATTGACAGCATTGGAGCTAGACTACTTCAAGTTCAACAGCACATATTCTTTGGGGCCAATCACAGTTTCAATCCCAAGACGCCCGAGGAATGGCGAGAATGGGAAAAAATGATCACATACTTTTTGGAACGTGATTATCTTTGCACTTTGGATATTCCCATTTCAGCAGTGGAAGAGTTCAATGATGGTGGCCTATGCGACTACCGCAATTTTATTCCACAGATTCGAGTAAGTGTGCCGTATACACGACTGTGGAATTATAATACAATGTTAAAAATAGATGACAAGGACTTTGACGCTACCAATCCCGGCGTCTGGTGCCACAGTCTACACAGCCTAATGAGCCGTGAAACATTTACCAGTTGGGATGATTACAAAGGCGATAGCAAATTATGAAATGGTTAGATAACTGGATATTACGGCGTGCCAAGCGCATTAGACACCGCAATGAAACAATATCATCAATAGATAAATTATCAACTGGTCTCTCTAATAGCAACGACGATCGACCCAGCATTGGTAGCAGTCGGCACAGAATGAACTTCACTATGTATCGTGCCAATGGCGGTGTGTTGGTAGAAATCAACCGATACGACGAACGCAAGGACCAACATCACTGCGAGTTACACATTGTACACCCAGATGAAAATCTTGGTGATGCCCTAGGCAAGATTGTAACATTTGAAAGTTTGAAAGTTTGAAATCATGAATCAAGAACAACGTGAAGTTGCCAATCGTGTGATGGCTAAGGCACAGCGACAAATCTGGGTGACATTTCGCAAGGAAGGCATCCATAAATATCCTGCTGCCTTAACAGATCCAGGACTCGCTGATGTACAATTTCTTGGTTATCCTCATCGTCACCAGTTTCATTTCCGGGTGTGGATCGATGTGTTCCATAATGACCGGGACCTGGAGTTCATCCAATTCAAACGATGGTGCGAGTCGCTGTATAATGGTCAAGGTGCCGTTCTAAGTCTTGACCACAAAAGTTGCGAGATGATGGCAGACGACCTATATATACAGATAGCTTCACGCTATCCTGGTCGTGTGGTGCATATTGAAGTGTCGGAAGACGGCGAAAATGGCGCACTGATCAAATACGAACTTACTCAACCTCTCAACAACATTGTCATCTAAGGAGAATACCATGGCAAGACCTACATTCAAACCCAACCCCAAAGTCAAAGAGATCCAAGACGATCTCGAAGTATACCTGGAATTTTGCCAGGACTATGGCTATCGTTACAACGAAGCCGACTTGTATAACTTCAAGAGTTATGCATGGCAACAATTCAACAAGTGGCATCAAGGCAAGAATGCCAAGAACATGTGGGACGAAGATACCCGCCGCTTTGCAGGACATCGCGCATGAGAAAACTGTATTACATGGGTCTTGAAAGTTACGAGGCTCGTTACACACTGCAACTGACAGAGTGGAATCGACGTGTGTTTGATCAACGTGGGCTGGATGTGGTCTATGTTCCAGGCCTGGCTCTTGACAACAGCCAGAAGATTGTTGTGGGGCAAGTGTTAGATGCACACGGTCGCAGTTACTTTGGTATGAGTCAACTAATGAACTTGGTTCGACTAATGCAACAAGGAGAAGTAACGTCGGAAGATGTCGTCTACTTCGAAGACATGTTCCAACCTGGTATTGAGAGCTTGCCTTATATTCTCAATCAAGTGCCTGCCGAACTGCGTCCTCGCATTTTTGTCCGTTGTCTTGCTCAATCCATTGATCCTGATGACTTTGTTCATGTATGGGGCATGCAGAAATGGATGGGCTTGTATGAAAAAATGGTATGTGAACTAGTTCGAGATTCAGGTGGTGCTGTGCTGGCCACAAATGAAGAAATGGTCATGCTCATGAAGGTTGCAGGATGGGATTGCCCTATCTACAACATTTCTGGCTTGGCTTTTGGCAAAGCAGAAGTGCTGGAACGCATTGGTGGTGCTGACAACATTAGACCATTTGCGGATCGTCCAAGCCGTGTGGGCTTTGCCGCACGTTTTGACCAAGAAAAACAACCTGGCTTCTTCATGGACTTGATTGACATGTTCCATAATCAATACCCAGTAGTTGTGGAGTTCTGTATCTATTCTGGTGGTCCACTGCGTAGCAACAATCCTGAATACATTGCTCGTGCCAAGGCCTTGGAAGCAGCCGGCAAACTCAAAATCTACGACAACATCACCAAGAACGAATACTATGCGCATCTCAACAACACTAGAGTTTTGTTCAACTGTGCTCTGCAAGATTGGGTCAGCAACACGGTCAGTGAAGCTGACACTCTTGGATGTAATGTGCTATATCCGGCATACCGGTCATTCCCCGAAACCTTTGCCAACGATCCCAACAGATTATACATTCCGTGGTCGATCGATGATGCATATCACAAGATGCAAAATCTACTGCGAGAACCACATCACAACATGGGGCTCATATCTGACTGGAATAATGGCACTGTTGACCGTGTGGTTGATATTTTGCTTGGTAATGGTGAGCATTGGAATCGAAAAGGCAATAGATACCGTGACCATGTGGCTGAAGACAAATACCATGTCAGAAAGATAGAAACATGAAAAAAACCATTGTTGTTACCGGAGCCGCGGGATACATTGGTGGCCAAACTGCCTTGATGTTGGCTGATTTAGGACATCGGGTAGTGGGCATTGACAAAAGCAAATGCCCCAAACGACTGAAGTCAGTGTTCCATGATTATGTGGAAAAGGACTTTGCTCACAAAGATGCCTTAGTCAACATATTGGTGCATGGTCCTGAGGCTATTATTCATTGTGCTGGTAGCAGCCTGGTTGGGCCCAGTATCAAACATCCAGGTCGTTACTTTGAAAACAATGTGGTGAACACACTCACACTGTTGGATCAAGTGCGTAGAAGCATGCCCAAGACTAGAGTTATCTTTAGTTCAAGTGCCGCAGTGTATGGCGAACCTATCATGACTCCTTGTCATGAAGTGGATCCTTGTGAGCCCATATCGCCCTATGGTGACAGCAAACTCATGGTAGAACGGATCATGGCAGCATATCACACTGCCTATAACTTGGACTATGTGGCATTTCGTTATTTCAATGCTTGCGGTGCTGACAGCCAAACCAGACACGGACAAGAATCAGGTGCCACACACATCATTGCCCGAGTGTTAGAAGCTCTTAGAGATGATGTAGAATTTACACTGAATGGTGTAGATTTTGCCACACCAGATGGCACATGTGTGAGAGACTATGTGCATGTGGAAGACATTGCTCGAGCACATGTCATGGCATTAGATGCTGAAATTCCTGCTGGTGTGTATAATTTGGGTTCTAACAACGGCGTCAGCAATAGAGAAATTATTGCCGCAGCCGAACGTGTAACCGGTAAGAAGTTGAAAGTGGTGCTGGGTGATTCTAGACCTGGTGATCCTGCTGTGCTCACAGCCAGTGCTGCCAAGTTTGCTATAGTCGGTGACATGGGTTGGCGACAGTTTGAACTAGATCATATAATCCAACACGCCTGGAACTGGTATGTTCGAAAAGATACTTGAATTTGAAACTGCACTGGCTGAATTCACCGGTGCACCATATGCTGTGATGACCGACTGTTGTACCCATGCCATTGAATTGTGCATGCGGCATGACCGTGTGGAGTTTTGTGCATTTACTCCGTTTACATATCTGAGCATACCCATGCTCATGCACAAGCTGGGCATCAAATATGCGTATGAAGAGGGTGATCCCCCACAATGGATTGGTGAGTATCGATTTAGAAAAACTAGAATTTGGGACAGTGCTAGACGACTGGAAGCCAATATGTATCGCCCAGGGCAAATTCAATGTCTCAGCTTTGGACATGACAAACCCTTGCCTATTGGTCGCGGCGGTGCTATATTGCTGGATGATGAAACGGCATACCAAGCACTGTTACAAATGAGGTATGATGGCAGAGATCTTGCCATCAAGCCTTGGCAACATCAAGCAGTATTCAGAGTTGGCTATCACTATAAACCCACCATTGAGGAAGCTGAACGTGGCATGGAGTTGTTGAGTCAATACACCAGTCAACCACCACGCAAGGTAGTTTATCCTGATTGCAGACAAATTATCATTTTAGATTGACTTCACAATCTAAATAGTGTATAATCACACACTGGAGTAAAAATGGTATACAACAAAGCATATGAAAGCAACGATGACGAAGTCGTTGATACAAGTAAAAATTTGTCGCAGGTGATTCGAAACAAGATGAATCAAAGTGGGAGACGATTTTGGGCCAATGACAATATCTCAGAATACATTACTCCTGCGGTTAAAAGTGCATTGATCGACGAAGCCACAGAAGCATTTGAAAAGGTATTGGATGCACTGTTAATCGATCGCGAAACTGATCCCAACTCAAAAGGCACAGCTCGACGCTTGGCCAAGATGTATTTCAACGAAGTAATGGCAGGAAGATATGAATCAGCACCAGATTGCACAGCTTTTCCAAATGACTCTGCAGACCGCTACGAAGGCATGCTTGTGGTTCGTAGTGAGTTACGTTCCATGTGTTCTCATCATCACCAGCCTGTCACTGGGGTTGCCTACATCGGTATCATTGCCGCTAATAAACTTATTGGTTTATCTAAGTATACTCGTATCGCACAGTGGTGTGCCCGACGTGGCACACTACAAGAAGAACTGTGTATAGACATTGCCAATGAGATCATGACAGCAACTGACAGTGCGGACGTTGGTGTTTATATTCAAGCGGTGCATGGCTGCTGTGAGAATCGTGGTATTATGGCACACAGCAGTCTAACACAGACCACTGTGTTGCGTGGTGCTTTCAAAACAGATGACAGTGTGAAGAAAGAGTTCATGGACAATATCAAACTGCAACAAGAGTTTGCACCACGATAATGTATATAACAAACATCACAGGTGAGATCAAACTGCCTTGGGAACCAGGGCTGTTGGAGTGGTTGCAGGAAAACTATCCTGCAAGCAAATATAGAGTGGTAGAATTAACTTAAAGGAAATGAAAATGGCAAAATTAAACAAACTCAGCAAGGTAAATGAAAACATCAGCATCAATCGTTATGACAACGGTTTCATGGTGGAAGTGGGTGGACGAGACAAAGAAAACGATTGGAAAACTGCCAAAGTTCTTTGTGCTACAGAAGCAGAAATGCTGGATGTGGTCAAAGAGTGGAACTCAATGGAAATCGACTCCTAAGGAGAGAATCATGGCCACATGGATACTGACCACACAGCACAAAAAGAATGCCATTGAACGTTCAATCTGGAACAAAGATGGTCAAAAGATCATTCAAGAACAAGGTTTTCGTTGGGGCAAGTTCTATTGTGAAAGTGATGAAAAGCCCGACGTTGATTTGAAAAATCCTGACGGCTACGAAATTGGTGGCGATTACGACTGGGAAATGGACAGTATGGATGATGGTTGTTGGCTCGAATGGGACTGGCCTGCAGACATGACTGAAGAAGAACAAGACAAGATCATGGACGCCTGGAACGAAGACTTCTATGATGGCATGGAAGCCCTGGGCTGGAGCAATGACGACACTGAGTATGTGTTCTATGGTCCATTGCAGTTGGAAAACGAACAAACTGGCGAAGTGTTTCAAGGAGAACCAGATGAGTAACAAAAGAAAAAAGATTGAACTCTACGCAGAAGCACCTTACATGCAAGGGCATGCTGCAGGTCAAGCAGGTGAAGAATTTTTCAACCCATACATCAACATCGAAAATGCCGAAGCTGACGCCGATGACTATGCACGTGGCTATGAAAACGCTGTGGAAGAATCGGTACAATGAAGTATGAAACATTACCAGAAGCACAAGACGCAGGAGTGGCACCTTGGGACTTAGAAGTCGACCGACTCACTGACTATCATGTTGCTGTGTTTGAAGATCGATATCCTGTTGCCCCCGGGCACTTGTTGTTTGTGCCGCAATACAATACAGATGGCGTGATAACCGACTGCGTTGACTCTGCCATGCGAGAAGGTCGACGAATGGTACGGTCCGGAGAATGTGATGCATTCAATATAGGTATCAACTGTGGTGAGGCTGCTGGACAAACTGTGATGTATCCACATGTGCATCTTATTCCCAGACGACATGGCGACTGTGCTGATCCTGTGGGCGGTGTTCGTGGGGTGATCTTAGGGCAAGCCAACTACAAAGCCGCAGGCTATCAACAACCAGCATAAATAATTCTCTAAGCGGCCTTGGCATCATTCCCGCTCGACAAATTCTGCTGCCTATGCTATAATTAACATAGGAGAAACACATGGCAACAAACAACTTAATCTTACTGGTGTGGCGTAATATATGTCCTTGATAGTTTGGGATCCAGATCAGATACTTGAAATTAAGCTGGCAAATCAATTAGATTTTAATTTATTTGACAATGCAGAAATCATATCTGGACGGTTACCCACGGATCTCAACGAGGTCAAAAAAGATTACAGAACAAAGATCGTTATAAAATATTGGTGGCTTTGGGTTGGAACCAATGAACCACACATGGATCTCAGCTGGGCCGATCTAGTAATTTTTTACACTGGGGAATTGATCAATGGCCCGTGGGATTGGTATTATAAAAAAACTGTTGAGCAATTCAACAATGAAAATTTTATATCCATAGCAGACAACACTCAAAACTTACCCGATTTTCCAAAACACAAAGTTTATGATGATTTGGGCTATTGTTTTTCAAGAATTGTTGACACTTGTCAGTATCAAGAATGGAATGTATTAAAAAACAAAGTTAAGATATTTGATGCTTTGTTAGGGGCGTCAAAACCGCATAGAAATTTTATTTTTGAACAACTGAGAGACCACAATCTACTAGACAAAAGTTTTGTTAATATAACCAAAGGTGCAGCCGTTGATTCAGCTCATTGGACACTATACGATTATCAGAGTCCAGATTTAAGCCTGTTTGATGATCCGGCGATTACTGATCAAGCAAGAAAGCTTCCTACTGGAAATGATTTGATTGGGTTACAAAATGGGAATAGTATTAGTCGAAGCATTCCTATAAACATCTATCAAAACAGTTGGTATTCAATTGTGGCCGAAACTCAAGCATCAAGCTCTGCTTTCTTGACAGAAAAAACAGCCAAGCCATTATACATAAAAAGATTGTTTGTGATGTTTGGGGCACAAGGACTGTTGAAAAAATTACACCAAAAAGGCTATAGAACATTTCATAGCATAATCGACGAAAGCTATGATCAAGAACCAGATGACTTGACCAGATGGTCTATGGCATTTGAGCAAGTGTTAAAATTAGCCACTTATGAGCACGAAGCGGTATACAAAGAAATTGCTCCTGTTATAATACACAATCACAATCACATTTGTGATCATCGCTATCGGTTAACTGGATTGAAAAATTTTTTAGACCAAAGCCTGCCTCACCACATAGCAAAAGTCAATAGATTTGACTTATTGAGTTTTCAACCAAGGAAAGACAAATGACAAACTTAAACAACCCTGAATTTCAAACACATCGCTGGATGTCAGCAAGGCAATACAAATACACATCAACCAAAGAATATCACGATGCATTTCCGTGTGCATATCGCCAATGGCGAGCTGACAGTCATTGCAATCTAATACATGGTTATTCATTCTCAATGAAGTTCTATTTTGGCACAGACAACTTGGACACACGCAACTGGGCGGCCGACTATGGTGGACTCAAGGAACTCAAGTCAGTGTTGGAAAGTCAGTTTGATCACACCTTGCTGGTAGCAGAAGATGATCCTGAGTTGGAGTTTTATCGAGAAATGGAACGCCGTAATCTTGCCAAGCTAACTATATTACCCAAACTGGGTTGCGAAGGACTTGCCGATCAGTTATACAAATATGTCAACGGTGTTTATATACCTGACATGTGGGGACAAGGAGAAGCAGAACGCTTGTGGTGTTACCGCGTGGAAGTGCGTGAAACACAATCAAACATGGCTTTCCGTGAAGGCCATAGAGAATGGAATGAGGATTTATTTGCATGACACCTGAATACGATATTGCAATGTTGTTGGCCACAAGAGGCCGCACTGACAGCCTGGGTCGCAGTGTTCGCAGCCTGATCGAACTGGCTGATCATCCTGACCGCTTGCAGTTGATGTTTGCGTTCGATGATGATGATGAAATTGGCACAAAGTATTTTCACGATGAATTACAACCTTGGTTGGAAGAGCGAGAAATATCATTCTTTGCTGTGAAATTCCCACGCCAGGGCTATCATAGACTGCATGTATACAACAACAAAATGGCCCAGTATACCAATTCACAATGGCTGATGATCTGGAACGATGACGCTGTGATGCAGACCCCTGGCTGGGACACTGAGATCATGCGGTATCAAGACCAATTCAAACTGTTGGCATTTCACACACATTTGGACCATCCTTATTCAATCTTCCCTATCTTGCCGCGCAAATGGTATGAACTGTTGGGTTATATCTCACCACACTCAGTGCAAGATGGCTGGCTCAGTCAACAGGCATACATGTTGGACATCTGGGAACGTATACCTGTGTGGGTGTTGCATGACCGTGCAGACATCACAGGCAACAACAATGATGCCACGTTCCGAGAACGTGCCGCATTGGAAGGCAATCCCATGCACGAAGCTGACTTTCACAGCATAACTCAAATTGAGTTGCGTCACAAAGACTGTGAAAAACTGGCCAACTACATGGTCAGTCAAGGACTCAGTATTGAATTCTTTATAAACATTTTCAAAGGCACACAGGATCCTTGGGAAAAATTGGCCCGGAATGACGTTAACAAGCAAATGGTGCAATTTGACAATCCGCACAAGCACTTTGCCAAGTGATTAAATACTCGATGAAACACACAATAGCCTTTGTCCAGCCCAACTTTCAACAAGGGCCTAAAGAATTCAATGCCTACTACTTGCCGTATTCAGCAGGTGTGGTATGGAGTTACAGTTACGCTGATCCCAAAATTCGCAAACAGTTTGAAGCCACTAACTGGATCTGGCAACGAGAAACCCTGGAAGAAGTATCACAGCGTCTGGCTCAAAATGACATAGTGACTTTCAGCACCTATGTGTGGAACCATCGTTACAACTACGAAGTTGCTAGACGAGTCAAAGAAATCAATCCACGGGCATTGACCATATTTGGCGGACCTGAACCTGCAATCACTGATCCTGAGCTGTTTCGCAAAGAACCATTTATGGATCTGGTGATCTGTTACGAAGGCGAAATAACTTTCAAACGCATACTTGAACATTTTGAGCTCAAAGACTGGGAATCAATTCCTGGCCTGTTGATCAACAGAAATGGCGAAGCTGTGAAGACTCCTGACGCAGAGCGTATTGACAGTTTGGAACAGGTGCCCAGTCCATACCTGTCTGGTATCTTTGATGACATGATTGCTAAACATCCTGAAGTCACATGGCAGGGCACACTAGAAACCAATCGTGGTTGTCCCTATGCTTGTACCTTTTGTGACTGGGGCAGTTTGACCTACAACAAAGTCAAGAAGTTTGAACTGCAACGTGTGTTCGACGAACTGGAATGGATGGCCCGTCGCAACTTTGATTGGATCTCAATTACTGATGCCAACTTTGGCATGTATCCTGAACGTGATGGCATGATTGCCGACAAGATCATTGAGATGCAAGAAAAGTATGGCTCACCAAGAACATTCTCAGTGGCCTGGGCCAAGAATCAAAAGAAAGAAGTCATTGACATTGTGAAGAAACTGCTGGATGCACGTGGCTTCAACCAAGGACTTACACTCAGTGTGCAGAGCTTGGATCATGATGTGCTGGAAAATATCCGACGCAAAAACATGGAAATGAACAAGCTGAATGAAGTGTTTGAGCTGTGCGACCAACGCAACATTCCTGCATACACAGAACTGATCCTGGGCCTGCCTGGTGAAACACTAGAGTCATGGAAGAAAAACTTCTATGCACTATACGAACTGAATCAGCACACTGGTATCACAACATTCCAAGCACAGTTGTTGGAAAATGCTGAAATGAACTTGTTGCAAAAGA